CAACGCATAGATTGCCACGGAAGCATACCTATCGTTGAATCGTGAACCATGTCTCAACCTGGTTCGCGTGGCCAGTCTCGAGGGGCTGGTCGTCAAACCCCCAACAGCGGTCATAGGGGGCGAGACGGTCCAAGGAGACCAACAGGCGATGACCGCCAACCCAACCAACGCGCTCGAGGACAACATCCCTCGGGAAACGCGCGCGGCCCACAGTGGCAGACTGTGGGCCGAAGACCAAGAGCTGCCAACCCCGAGGCGCTGATGCGCCGGATTCACGCCCTCGAGCAAATCAACAAGGATCTCCTGATCCAGCTCGGGCGAATAAACCCAGGGGAAGGAAGCTCCGGCTCGACCTCCAGGGGTTCCACATCTGGGAAAGCCACCCCAGAGAAGCCAACCCCGGCCCCTCGCAAGGGGCCCGAGTCGAGGAATCCGACGCCGGTACACCAGGCGTCGACGGCAACTCCACGAGGCGAGAACCAAGCCTCGAGAACGTCCAAGGGGAGGCAAAGGTGCCGGACGTTATCGAATTCCCACTTACCAAGAGTAACAACGCCCAACCCGTTCGAGCTCTTGGAGGAGGAGTTCCCGCACCTAAGTCCGGGCACTTTAGCCTTGGCGGCTTCTGTCGGCTCATCAGGCGCATGCACGCCAACCGTGAAAACGAAAAGTGGTGCGCCGGCAGGACCTTCCCGGCGAGGACGCTCGCCGCCTTCCACGCAGAGAGCGAGCTCATTGCCGGCTCTCAACGCCCAACACCGTGCCCCACGTGCCGGAGGACAACAACCCTCACGCACGTTCGTGACGAGTTCTACACCAACTCAGGGTACGTCTTCTCAGCGCCCCGGCGCTACTGCGGAGCCGAAGGTTGCCCCGAACCAAGCTGGGTCCGACCCAGCCCCGCAACCTCGTGTTCGCTTTCGGCCTGGAGACTTTGGATGGAGGGGCGCCGCTCAACACGGCGTTTTTCACTCACCAACTGTTGCCAGTCCCCGATATGCAGGTGCTTGCCTCGAGGCGAGCAATAAGAAGGGGCCACTTGCGAATGACTCGAACCCCGTGTTCATTCTCAAGCCGGAAGTGCGGACGGATGTGGAGTGTGGAGTTGGTTCAACTCGAGCCAACTTGGCCAGGTTACTCGACCTGAAGGAGATGAGTCTGGACTCGTTGTACCAGGACTCCGGGTTAGATCCTAATTCTTGGAAGGATCTAGTGAGCTTCACCATCGACAAAGCCAAGGCGCTGGTGGTGGACGAGTTCATGTATTATGAGCTCGTGAGTCGGTTCCCGTTTACTGTTAGAACGGCCGACTTAGCGCGCAAGATGTTCAATCACTTGAACATACTCATGAAGCAGTTTGACACCCGCATGTACACTGCCAAGCAGTTATACCGGATCAAGCAGGCAACAGTGAGGGCCGCGCTACTTCCACCGGCGGAAGAATTGCTCACCCGTAAGCTCATCCAGCAGGAGAGCAAAGAGATGAAGAAGTACAACGCGTTTGCAGAGAAAGGTAACGCGGGATCCGTGTTTGCACCAGGGGCGGGAATAGTTGCGGCTGCTACCTCCCTGGCCCAGACGCGCGTTGGGTTGAGCCCTGACAAGAAGTAGGGCAGCCACATTCTCCAGGGGATCTGTATGAAAGGTAGACCTATATCCGATAGGCAACTACCTGGCAGTTCCCTTCGCACGGGAGAGTGTGTGCATAGCTGCAGGCGGTACACGCGTAAGATGTTTGATTACGACACAGACTTTGGAGGTAGTGATTCAGTGGTGAAGACACACCTTTCATGTGTATGTAACGAAGTTCTCGCGTTGAAGAACCGCCACCAGCTCGACGACGGAGCTAGGTACACCTTCAAGGGTGATTTGACTAAATGGGTCAGACGCCGTGTTAAACCTATGACTCCGTGGAGTGAGGATATGGTAATAGAACATGCCATTCCTAGTAAGAAGAAACTGTTGATGTCGGCCAAGGAATCACTCAAGCAATATCCGTTAACTGAAAAGGACGCAGCCATTAAAATGTTCTTGAAGGATGACAAGTACCACGGGGAGATGAAGGATCCCAGATGTATTCAATACCGCAACAAACGGTATAATCTACGTCTGGGCACCTACCTACACCCCCTGGAGGAATATGTCATGTCATGGACCCACCGTGGAACGCATATATTTGCTAAGGGTCGAAACATGCGGCAACGCGGGCGAGACATCGCCGCGAAGTTTAACGGTATTGAGGACTGTGTTGTATTGTCTATAGACCACAGTAAGTTTGATTGCCACGTCAACAGGCAGCTCCTTGAGGCGGAGCATTGGTTCTACAACCAGTGCTTCGGCTCTGAGGAACTTGCCTTCCTACTTCAACTCCAAATCCGCAATAAGGGGACAACCAAGAATGGTACTCGTTATACTACCATCAATACGAGGATGTCCGGCGACAAGAACACTGGGCTAGGCAATAGCTTGATCAACTACATGATGATCAAGCAAGTTCTAATGGAACTAGCCATTAAGCATAACTACTACATCGACGGAGATGATTCGAACGTCTTTGTGCAGCGTAGGTTCGCACACTTAGTAAAGGCCGAGCTTTTTAGTAGGTTCGGTATGGTCACCAAGATCGAGAACGTAGCTGACGTAATTGAACATATTGACTTTTGTCAATGTCGGCCCGTTTTCGATGGTAGTGGTTACACAATGGTGCGAAACCCGGAACGTATGCTTGCCAGATTGCCGTGGGTCGTGGGTCCTATTGAGGAGTCACGTGCATTGGACATAACCTACGCAACTGGACAGTGTGAAATCGCCCAGGGACTTGGTCTCCCTATTGGTCAATACATCGGCCAGCGGATGTGTGAGCTAGGTGGTAAGATGGTTCGCCTCAGGCACAGGGCGTGGTTGGAGAAAATGAAGCCAGGTAAACTCCAACCTATAGAGCCAGCTGCCGGGGTTAGAGAGAGCTATGCATTGGCTTGGGGACTGTCAGTAGCGGATCAGCTCGCTATAGAACAGACACGCTTGGTACAGCCCGAGGAGTTGTACACTCCGGGCACCTTAGAATGGTTATGAATAAAGCAACCAAGCGAGGCCCTAAACAGGCCGTCAAGCCACGTAAACAGCGTGTGAAGCAGCGTAGGAGGGGCGGGACCACCGACGCACCAGCCATTGTCAACACTGGTGCGACTGTTAGGTCCCAGGCCAAGAAAACCATGCGTATGACGGGATCAGACCGTCTAGCGGGGTTGACCTTTAAAGCAAGCACATCCCCGGGGACAATTTTGTATGAGCGTTTCATTGATGCTCAAATGTTCCCCAGCTTGTCTGAGAGGGCGCGCACATTTCAGCGCATCAAGTACACGAAGCTCGTCTTCAAGCTAGTGTCAGAGTCCGGCACCAATGTCACCGGCGGAATAGCAGCAGCATTCTTCAAGGATGCCTACTCCGACGTTGTTGATGGTGATCAAGGGCTAACCAACCTAATGACACAGGCAGGAGCTAAAGCCACCAAAGCATGGCAAGAACTTGTAATATCCACCAACTCCCCGGAACATTTCTATGTTACGCCTGGTTCCGACCTCCGTCTTTTTAGCCCTGGAAAATTCGTCGTCATGACGAGTGGGCCAGTTGACAAAGACTCTCCACTATCACTGTACTGTGATTGGACAGTGGAGCTGTCCAAACCGGGGCGAAATGCTCCCCAAAAGCAGGTTCAACAGCCAGTTGTAACCTGTTCCTACATCTTGTCTGGTGTAAACTCTCAGGACAAGTTGCAAGGCCGTAACTGGGATCCCAGTACGGATACGGAATCAACTCCCCAGAATCCTGAGGACATGTTCCGTTGTCTCGGCAATGTCGAGAACACTGACTTTACTTCGCCCAAGTTTTATCGGTTGCCACATCCAATGTCAATCGACCAAACCACGGACCAAGATGACCACTACGTTCTGGTCGTCAGATTCTTGCAACTCGTACTCGAAGAAGGCAAACTCATCGGTCGTCTCTGCCACCTGCCCTTCAGTAGGGCAAATGAGTACAAATGGGCCACAGCTGTGGACATTGTGCTTATGCAGGGCGACATCCTCGAACCCATTAACCCGCTCGAATTTGCCGGCAACGGACTGGGCGAGTTTTTCGTGAGTGCCCGAAGTTCGACCTTTGCACCGGGACGCTCTTACATCTCCAAGAGCATCTCGAGAATGCGGTCGACTCAATCGGGCGCAACATCGACGGGCTTGGAAGCCATCTTCAAGAAGTTCACTCTTCAGTAGAGCGCGTATCAGACACGATTAGGAGTGAGGGCCCATATCTTGGGCCATCCACATTTGGGGAGGGCATTTCGTCCCTGGACAGTGCACTAGCAGCTTCTGCCAACAACATAGTTGCTAGCGTATCTGCAGCTGGTAAAACAGTTGCAGACTCCACTACTGCAGCTGGGTCGGCCACCATCGCCGCCTTAGCGTCCAGCGACACCAAAATCGTCGCTTCTCTGGACCGCGTTTATAACGCCGTCTTCGCCGGACTGTATGAAGTAACCACTGGTGTCCGTGAGACTAACAAGCTCATTAACAGCTTACTCACTAGGGAAGTTTACACTCCAGTATCCTTTCCTTTTGGGTTGGAGCTCCGGACCAATGGTGGTGCTTACAGCTACGACTCAGGCACACTCTATCGCTCTTGGCGAATTGTGTTGCGCGAAGACACTCCAGCTGCAGTCGAGCAGACGTACCGCCTATACGTCCTGTCGTCCAATAACATGCTCGTCCAGTACCAATGCCAGTTCGTGTCCGTACCTCAACAGCAGGGCACCTACTGCGTAGCACTCGTCCAGACTACCGGAAACGGCAGATGGGTGTTGTGGAGAACTTAAGCACTGTCTAGGAAAATCTTTGGGGGCCTAGAGTGCATTGAATCTAAAATTTATCATGGGA